TTATTAATAATATCCATTTTCTTAATCTTCTTTTGGGATTTCTGTTTCATTTGCTGAATGTTGATTTTATTAATAGTTTCCATCGCACTTGTTATGCTATTAATTAACACTCCATAAGACTCTACTGCACCAGAATCATTACTTGTTATAATTTGTCGTTGTACTGAATCCAGAGCCACCATTCCGTTCTCAATTATTTGGGATGTTTTGTCTAAAATAAATTGATTAATTTGTTCTGCGGAAAGGCCTTTGCTTCTTGTTTCCATTAATTCTGCATTACCTTCTCTTAATTCATTAACCAATTCGTCTATATCTATATCATCATTCATAAAAATATTTATTATTTAGGGTGACCATTATCAACCTTATGTTATCATATGTATATGACACAAGCTTATACAACAGACAGTAGTGGTGAAGTAGAACTTCGCTTTGTAAAAACACATGAGGATGCACAACTTCCTTCTAGTAAAAACACAGACCCTCTTACAGGTGATTCAGGATATGATGTTTATTCAGTAGAACCTTATATTATTGAACCTGGTGGTAGCGAGATAGTAGCAGTAGGTTTGCAACTTGCATATATTACTCCAGGATATTGGGTGAGAGTGGAAGCAAGAAGTGGATTAGGATTTAAACACGGAATTCAACCACATTTTGGTATAATTGATAATCCATATAGAGGTGATATGGGCATTAAATTATATAATCTAAGTAGACAACCGTATCACATTCAAAAAGGTGATAGAATTGCTCAACTCGTAGTATATCCTCTTATTGTACCCAATGTTGCATGGACAAATGATGTTCAACAAACAGAACGTGGTAATAAAGGCTTTGGCTCTTCCGGAAAATAACAACTAACCAATAAAAAAATATGTCAGAAATGTTCGATTATATTTGGGCTCAGAAATATAGACCCAAACACCTAAAAGATATTGTATTGTCTCCTTCACATAGAAGTATGTTTGAAGGGTTTATTAAAGAAAAACAAATTCCTAATTTACTATTAAGTGGAAATCCTGGTGTGGGTAAATCTACATTGGCTAAGGTCTTAGTAAATGAGTTAGAATGCGATTCCCTATATATAAATGCGTCTGATGAGACAGGCATCGATACAATCCGCTATAAAGTAAAAAACTTTTCAGAAACGCGATCATTTAACGGCGGGATTAAAATAGTTATTCTCGATGAAGCGGATGGCTTAGGTGGTGTAATATCAGGGAGCAAATCTTCTGCACAACAAGCTCTCCGTAATGTAATGGAAGAGTATAGTCAGACTACAAGATTTATTCTTACAGCAAATTATCCAAGTAAGATTATTCCTGCTTTACATAGTAGATGTCAGCAAATTGAACTTGCACCACCTTTCGATGAATGTGTTAAGTTCTGTGTTAATATACTAAAGCAAGAAAATGTTCAAATTGCCAAAGAACAAAAACCACTTCTTCTTAAATTAATCAAATCTCGTTATCCTGATATGCGAAAGATTATTAATAGTCTACAACAGAATACTGTTGATGGAAAATTGGTAATTCAAGATGATGCAGAAAGATTGCACGTTGCAGAAAAGGTTTTTAAATTAATTACCAATAAAAAACCCCTTGAAGACATAAGAGCTTTTGTAATTCAGAGTGAAACTGAGTTTGGGGATTATCATGACTTTTTGACCGATATGTTTGAAGTAATATTCAAATCAGATATAGAACAAAAGAAAAAAGCCCCGATGATGTTAGTAATCACCGAGGCAATGTATCGACATAATATTGTGATGGATCAAGAGATCAATGCTTATTCAGCCATCATCCAATTAAGTCAGATTGATCCTTAACCACTTGCCTCATTCGGTTAAACCCTATCCCAAACTTACGAGCCGCTTGGATTTCTGTTTTTCCGTTTTCTTTCATCCACTTAAGGGCTTTAGACACTCTAACATCCATCTCTTCTTCGTTTGGCAAGCCTCTCTCTTCACGGGATTTGCTTTTCACGGGATGGCGACCTAAAGATGTTGCTCTACAAGCTGCTGCAAATGATTCAGAGTAGATAGAAGCATATGCTTCGCTGATTAAGTCTTCGTCATTCTTTCGTTTACTTTCACCGAAAACTGTTTTTTCAGGAACACGGCCACCAGGTTTATCAACCCACCTATTTCCACCTTTGATCTTAGTATCCTTTTTAGGATTACTTCTATCTTTGTCTTTTGTTTCTACTTCTTCTGCCCCGTGGATGTTAGCTTTGTATACTTGGCTATCTGGAGGTGTTACTCTTCCCATAGCGTCTGGCGTATCTACCAATTCAATTATCTCTGCAGGAACTGTAATGTGACAAGGATATAATCCAGGTGCTAATTCTTGTGTGATATCTAAATGAAAACCATTTGCCGCATTCATACCACCATCTACTGGTGCTAAAGCAGGTCGGATTGATTTTACTGCAGATACCCTAAGATTAAGGTCAGATCCAGCAAAGTCATCGATTTTAGTTTTAACATGCTCTGATGCTTCTTTATAATGGTCTGAATTCTTGTAATTCTTAATGAATTTTACATAATCTCCGTTTACATAACCACCTTGTTGAAATCTTCCCACAGCTTGTTCAGTTAGCTGGCTGAATTTGCTTTTAAATTGATTTGCGAAATTTGTCATAATATATATTCTCCGTTGTGTAAATATTTATACAAAGTAAAGGAATATTCTACTAATGGCAGCCATAACATTTAAAAATCTTGAAAATCCAAGAAAACTCTTTAAACCCTCACAAGCGGAACTTTATACTGATATTTCGCTTGACTTCGGAATAAATGAAAACACTAAAGATCTTAAAGTATCTTTAGATACAAGAGCCATAGTGAACTCTGTATACAATCTACTTACAACCAGACCAGGACAAAACTTCCTTTTTCCAAGATATGGTTTAGATGTTTCAAGACATCTTTTTGAATCTATTTCAGAATTCAATGGTCAAATTTTGGGCGAGGAGATAGTTAACACCATTCAACGATTCGAACCAAGAGTATCCGTGTTAAATGCAAACGTAGGAGTAAATATAGATAAACAGGAATATAATATTACCCTTATGCTTTACATCCCCTCTCTTGGAACGCAAATTTCGTTCAATCCTATATTCACAAGTGATGGTGCATATTACCTAGGAAACAACCAATATGAGTGAATTTGAAATACCTAAAAACAACTATCTAACATTTGACGCATACACTATGAAACAATACATAGTGGATAGATTAAACGAGTCCGGTGTGTTTACAGACCAGAACTTTGAAGGTTCTTACATATCTACAATTAATAACATAATTGCTTATACTTTTAATAGTTTAATGTATTACCTAAACAAAACAAGTTCTGAATCTATTTTTTCCGAAGCTCAAGTATATGAGAACATGAACCGTATTGTAAAGATGTTATCATATAAGCCTATTGGTTTTCAATCTGCGACGCTTCCGTTCACACCCACAGTAGGTGCTTTAACACCTGGCTTATATTATATTCCTCGTTATAGTTATTTTACTAAGAATAGTATATCCTATAGTTTTGCAGAAGATATTATTTTTGAAAAAACAGTTAGTGGTACGGAAGTCCTAACAGACTTAGCTAATCAAAAATTATTATTTCAAGGTAGATTTAGAGAATATTCAAACATTACTGCATCTGGAGAAGACAATGAAATAATAAATCTCTCTACACCCGAGGCAGTAAACGTTGACCACTTTAATATTCAAGTATATGTGAAGAGATATAATACAGGTATATGGGAAGAGTGGAAACAAACGGAGAATTTATATTTAGAATTACCTTCAGCTCTCAAATATGAAGTAAGACTGAATGAAAATAAAAATTATGAGTTAAAATTTGGTAATGATATTAACGGTTCAAAATTGCAAGAAAATGATACTATTGCCATTTATTATTTAGAAAGCAGTGGTATTAATGGGGAAGTCGGTCAAGGTTTCTTGCAAGGTGCCTCTTTTGTGTTATTTGGATCCTCACAATGGGTTGAAATATCTTCAGACGTTGTCGAAACAAGTGTAACACAGCTACCCAATTCTTCTTTATTCACAGCAACTAACTCCTACCCATCTTCTGAATCTAAAAATATTGAAACTCCAGATGATATTAGAGAAAATGCCCCTGGTATATTCAGAAGCCAACTAAGACTAGTTACTAAAGACGATTTTAGAAATTTTCTCAAAACAAACTTCGGTAATTTTGTTCACGATGTTCATATTGCTAATAATTGGGATTTTCTTCAAGGAAGAATGCAATACCTCTACAATTTAGGTTTAGATAATCCCATGTCTGATACACCAGTGTTATATGCTCATTCACAATTTGCAGATGCTTGTAATTTTAATAACATTTACATAACAGCATTGCCGAAGACTTCTATAACTTCAATTAATAACGCACCTGTTTTATCAAACTCTCAAAAACAAACTATGATGGCTTCAATGAGACCACGTAAACTTATGACATCAGAAATAGTGTTTTTAGATCCTGTTTATATGGCTGTTGGTATTGGGGTTAGTAAAAGCAATACCAATCCAAACGCAAGTGATACTTTGAATTCAGTACTTTCTATATTAAGAGATGGAAAATCTTCAAGACCCAACAATGATATTAAAAACGATATAGTCAATATAATCACCAATGAGTTTCTTATTTCAAACAGAAGTTTGGGTGATACAATTAATATAACAGATTTAACCAATCGAATTTTATCTGTGGGTGGTGTTAAAAAGGTATATACAAAAAGAACAGATACTGGTGAAAAATCAGAAGGCCTTCGTATGATTATTTATAACCCAATTTATCCACAAGATGTTTCCTTAGTAACAAACAATACAGACTTATCAGATTTTCAATTTGCGTTCTTCGAAAATATATCTAATTTAGCTAGTAGAATAGAAATAGAGAACACCATAAATATCTATGAGAACGTTGAATACTAATGAGTGACCTATATTTAAGTAGACCCAATCAGAGGGTTAATATAAATCAACCACAGAGGTGGAATAACATATATATCTTTGCAAAGGAAATATATGTTAATAATATTCTTGACGTTTCAAATTCAGTATCTGGTGGAAGTGGTGGTGATGGTGGTAACAGTATACAAATTCCCATTCCGGTAGATATTACATCAGCTTCTCAGGCAGTTTCGGGTAGAAACGGATCTGATGGATTTGGGCCTAACCCAGGACAAGCGGGAGGCGGCGGCGCTGGTTTTTCTCTAGGTATTAATGATTATACAGTTGGTAATCCTGGTATATCTGGTTTACCGGGTTCTAGTCCTTCAACCCCTTCATTTTACAAAGCATATTCTCCTGTGGAAGATTGGGCATTTCGTACTGTTCAAGATTTAGCTGAATCCGGTTCAGGTGGTGGTGGAGGCGGTGGTGGTTCTGCTGGAGACAGTATAACAAAAACATGTAAACAAGATTTAGTTGCAGGATCTGGCGGTGGTGGTGGTGCCGGTGGTTTCGGCGGCGGTAAAATAGTTTTAATTGCAACAGATGCTATAACATTTGGCCCAAACGCCGTACTCAAATCAACAGGTGGTTATACAGGTTTAAACGGCGCAATTGGAGAATATGAATGGAATGAAACTACGGATAACAACGGCGTTGTTACTACAAGACTAATTCAAACTGCATCAAGTAAAGCAACCAAAACTGCAATTGGTGGTTTGGGTGGTTCTGATGATGAAAATATAAACATTAGTGATTTTAGTAACATTTATAATGAATCATTAGGTGGTGATGGTGGATTGGGCGGATTGAATTATAAATTATCTGATGTAGGTACGCCTGGAGAATGTCAATATTCCCAAGAGTTGGCCGAAGCTAAAAAAGGTGGAAATGGTGGTAAGGGTGGCGCTGGTTCCGGTGGTTCTATTTTACTGCAATCCCCTTCTATCCAATCCTTTTCAAATTATGATGTTTCTGGTGGTAATAATAATGAGGGTATTGTTTTAAGTGCAAATGACTTAAACGACATCACACTATTTTTCACACCATCTTCAAGAGATGCTTATATATATTTCGATTCAATAAAGGCTCATATTGATACAAATGTAAATGATATTTTTACCAGACCTACTATTTCAAACTGGTCTTCGGATTTTGAATCGAATATTTTTAGTACCACAGAAGGCGAAGTACTAAGTTCAACAGATTTATTAAATTTAGTTTTGTCATCTACTTCAGACAACTCTACTATTTATATGTTAGCTTCTGCAAATAACGGCACGATAGTGGGCGCAAACGCATTACCCTCAGTGTCAGTTTTTGGTTTATCTGCTGAAGTATCATCTCAAAATACATATGTTGAAAGTAATACAATTAAAGGTTATTTATGTAATACATTTGCGTTTTCAGGACAGGATTTAGGTATTTTATATACTTCTTCTTCTGTTAATAAAACATATGGTGATAATACGTTTTCTTTCACGGTTACAAGTGATTATATTAAAAACGGCGTTTTGAATTATGGTGAAAGAGGTACTAAACGTTCATCTATTATTAATGATAATACTATTGTTGTGTCCATTTCTACATCTTCACCTTCAGAATCTAGTTATTTATTTACTGCGGACGGGACAGGGAATTTAACAAGTAACATTGGAGGCATTTCTGGTGTTGATACAAATTCATTTTTTGAATTAATTTCACCCGTAACTTCATATTATATAGACGACACCGAATATAATGGTTTTTCTAATATAGTAGAATCTGCCTCTTCTAATCCTTATGTTACTACGTTTTTAGGATTCCTATCTGCATCGTTGTCTTTTGCCTTGCCTCTTTCCACATCTCAAAACATGCTAAGTACTATTACAGATGTTGAGGCACTTAGTACAAATGAAAATTATGTTTTTGCTTATGAAGATTACTTGCCTTTACTTTTAACAGATACCTTTTTCAATCCAATTTCAACTGCTACATATTTCTGCTTAGCGACATCAGATGATGTTCCATATGGTTCTGTTTTAGATACAACTCAAAATGTTTATTTTTCAGTTTATGATGGAAGTGATGTTTATACTTTATCTACTGATTATTCAAATGAAGTTATTCCAGGGTCCGCTGCTTTTGGTTATTATATGGATACTTCAAATATCAATATTACAGGTATATTATTAAATACCAATAATGTTGAAGATATTGTTTTGATTTCTGATTTATCAGGAATAGATACATCTAGAGACTTACCTCTTGATACTGTTGGATATATTAAAATCATTTCAAATCCGTCCATTTTCAATTTTGCTACTACAGAATTATCAGGAGCAGCAGATTATTATACTACTAGACAAGCTAGTATTTTCCCACCTATAGGTGTTGTAAATTTAACGCCATCAAATGTTAACCCAACCACTATTGAATTTGTTGACGAAACAATATATTCGTTTATTTCTGGCAGTGATTATGTAAGCAATCTACCACAAATTTCTGGATTTTTGGATATTTCATCTGGTGATTTTAGCACATATACACCCACTGCTGTCTCATTGAGTGATGTTGTTTCTGCTGTGGGTGCATTTAATGTGGCACTATCTGGTGAAATGAATGCAAATTATAGCATATTAAATGGGTATGTTTTATCTGCAGCATTTTCATTTCCTGATATTATGAATATTTCAGAATGTGTTACATTTTTTAAATCAATTACAGCGGAAGAACAACCATATGCTAGTATAACATTATCTGATAATTCACAACTTACACCTTTTAATTCTATTGAAACACAAATAAACAACAACGAGCAATATATAGGTTATGCACCTTTATCTTCGACCTGGAATATAGATATTGAAAATCCTTGGTTTTTTCCAAGCAACGTTTTATCTTGGGCTGCTGATACAGATGTTATAACTTTAAACCAGTTAATAGGGTTATCAGGTTACGAAACAGATGATGCGAATTATAGTTCAGCTTTACAAGCGATAACATCATTTAATGATAGAGATATTATTTTATTTCCAAATAGCGGTGATGTAACACTAACAAGAGGAATAACAGCCGTTCCTAGTGGTGTTAATCAACGATATGAAGATGTATATGAATCATCTATAGTATATGATATTGATTATGAAGAAACATATATAGACACATTTGATATTTCGCCTTTATCTGGTTATTATAATGATACAGATATTACAATCACATATAATTACAAAACATGTGAAACAGCTTCTCCTACAGGTTCATTCGATGTATATTTACAGACATATAACACAACAGAAACAGAATTAGTAACGTCTATTGATTATAACGGTATTTCTACTGGTGTTAATTTTATTTTTCCCTTAACATCTACTAAACAAGATGTTGGACGTCTTCGTATTGAGAACTCAAACAATTTTATTAATTCTAGTTTTGTTGCGGAAGGAAATTATTATCCTGCTGTATCTGTAAATCAATTTGATGTTTATCCAAACATACAAACAGGTTATGTATCTGCTACACCGTTTATTATTACATCGAATGTCAACACATATCAAGATGATATATTAATAGACACTAATAATATAGTAGCACAGGCATCCGCTGTTTTTGATTATAGCGATGGATTGGGAAGAATTTCAGACATTGTAAATCACGGCGAAGAAGAATTACACTTTAACAAAACAATCTTTATTAATGATACTGGGTTGACCGAGTTGTCTGCTTGGTTGTCTTATACAGATGGGTTTAATAACGTTTCAACAGCTTTGACGAGTGTGTCTACGATTCTCCCACCATCGGCAACGTATCTTGATAGTGCTACAGATGGATGTAAAGTGTCTTCTGTAAACGGATATTATTATTTGGGTGGTGAGTTAACATTTGAAGGAAGTGTTGTTTCTTATGGGTTACCCTACGTAACTTCAATAGTTTCTAATAGTGCTGATAATGTTGAAATAGTTTCCACACAAGATAGTATTATTTCAGCCTCAATAAATTTTGATAATTATTTTATCAACAATGAATTTGTTTCTTTTGTACCCCAGCTTTGGATATATCCGCTATTAGCTGAATCAAATATTAATTTATATCAAGACGCATATTTAGATTCTGGTTTAGATATAGTAAAATTCAATTTCGACTCATTTACTTACATTCCGTCTACTTATAGAGCAAATCTTGATAATATAGTATTCAATTCTTTTATTCCGTCAAGTACTTCGGGTTCATACTCAATATCAGGAATAACAACAACCTCTAATTATATTTCAGCCGATATATTAATCAATCAATTTAATAACACAGTTACAAGACCAGTCTCAACTACCATTTCTCTATTATCAGCATTTCAAGGTCTTGTAGATAATAATTCATACGGAATTACAGCCACACTTTTTGAAACCAATTATATTGGTACAACTTCTGTTGATTTATATTTTAATCAAGTATCTGCAGGTCAGGTAGAAATACCTATTTCATTTACAGACGGTTGTAATATCGAGAACACATCTATTTCATTTGTTTTTTCTCGGTATGAATACATTACACCAACTATGTATTTTGAAAACACTCTTCCTGTAAGTTACATGGGATGTAGAAGTACTGTCCCTCAGAAACTTATCTTCTGGGATGACGTTGCTCGTGAATCGCATACTGCGGTATTATATGCACGTGGTTCAAATTCTATTCCATACTATGAAAAGAACAATAGATGGGACCACTTATTACCTCGCTGGAGATTCACAGACATAGACGGAAACGTTGTTGATTCAATTTCATCCACTAATGTATATCTTTCTTCAGACACGCGTTTGATAGGCGTTTCCGGCGTGTCTGAGTTCTATTATGTGGATGATTTACCAACAGGTGAGGAAGGTTTGCTTTTAGTGGCTACGCTTTCTTCACATTCATTTGCCTCTCCTTTAGATGTTGAAAATGCAATCGATTTGCCCGGATTTGCAAATAGTAAATTAAATGCTGTTGAATTATATCATGTTAATGATTTACCCGCAACTGATTTAACAATCACAAGAGATGGTTTACGAACACACAGACCTTATTACTGGACAGATACTAAAGTACCATATACAATTACTCTTTCAAGCAATGTGACTAAGTGTGCAGATTGTAATTCTATTGTATTTACATTCCCACAATTATCAGCAGAAGAATATGATTATTCAATTGAAATGCAATCTGTTTCTGCTAATTTCTTCCCTATAAATTCTGCATTTAAAGCATTTGATGATGATGGATTGCCAATAGGAGGTTTTGTTAGAGGAACTATGCAACCTTTTGTTTCAGGTAGTACTGTTTCTTTCTTTGCCAGCACAGTTGTTTCCTTGTCTGGTTTATACTCACATCAACCACAAGTTTGGATATCTAATCCCGAAAACAGAACATTAAATCTTCTTACATATAATCCAGGTGGTGTAGCAGATGAATATAAAGCATGTATGGATACATACACCAGTTCTTCTTATCTTTCAGCAAACTCCCTTATTATAGATGTTCCTTATATTTCTGCAGCAAGCGATTCAATGTACCTTACTGGGTTTGGTGGTATGTGGGGATTGGGCGTAGATGGTTGTTATAATGTTTGGGCGGCCGATACAGAAATGGACACCTTGCGTAAATACAATCCAGTTGGTGAAGAGTTGATATCTATTAACTTAGCAGATGGTTCCGCCCCTGCAGGGGTTTCAGTTGATAAAAACAATGACGTATATGTAACTTTAAAAGATTCTGTAAGTACTCTTAAATTTTCAACGGAAGGATTATATATTACAGCTCTTATTCCAGAAAACGGATTTATTACAGACGAATTAAGTAATAATATTTTTAATCCTTCTCAAGTTGAAGTAGATTCAAATAATGATGTTTGGGTTTCTTATTACAATCCTCTTTGCAGTTGTGTTATAAAATACAACCAAACAACTTATGAAGAAGAAATTAGAGTAGATTTAAGCCCATATTTTTCACCCTTCGATTTAGATATAGGTGAAAATAATATTTTATATGTAACAACACAATTTTTAAGTGGATCAGAGGAATATGCGACAAGACATTTTGTAGGAGCTCTACATGAAATAACTTCAACTGGTACACTTACAACTACTCTATCTGATTTAAATAATCCTCACTATCTTGCGTTGGATGAAAATAATAACGCTTGGTTTTCTGAAGGCGTATCTGTTGTTTCTGTTCTTTCAGGCAGTGATTTGGTTAGTTACTATTTATCAGGAGGAACTACTAATGACGCAGTTATTGAAAGAGTAGAAGCAGCTGCATTGCCAGAAGGCTTTGGTGATGATGCACAAATAGGTGGTATCGGCCACACTGCAAATGGTTACACTTATGTAATTCAAAGCAAAGAAAATATGGTATATATTTTCAACACGGATACTTTTGAGCTTGTAAACACCTTCAACGTTTACCCAGATGGCGGTTTTGATGAGTCTGCAAGAGCATTTGGTGATTGGACAGGATTTGCTTGGTATAATAAATTCATTAGAATTCCATATGAAAACCAAACAGTAGAATTGTCAGGTAGATCAACATTCTTTGATATTTTAGATGCGCCTGAAGATATAAGATTGAAAAATGATAGTTATAATCTTTCACAAACCATATCAAATCTGTTCTTACAACCTCAAGCAGCGCAAAACATCAACCCCGTATTACACGATGACTACTTCCCATCTGTATTTGGAACACCCGCGGATGGATATCAAACAATAGGCCGACAGTATTATGAGAAGATTGCAAACTTTGTTCAGAATAATAAAGACATTGAAACATGCAATATCCCACAATTATATAGTATTTGTAAAGCAATTGACGTGCCTGTAGATGATTACAATCTTTCATATCCTGCTGATTTATCAAGATTAATGGATATAGTATCTATTCACTATAGTACGCTTCGTGGTGTAAAAGACAAATATAATTTATATCTTGGACCATATGGATGTAATATTCCTTCTCAATATACAAATATTACAAATCAGGAATATACAATTAATAGACATCTCACTGCTTTAGACACAGACTATGTTACATCAAGTGGTGAAGGGTTAATAGTATTAGATAATATAAACAACAAATATGATTTAATTTATGTTAACGACAGCACTGCTTTAAGCGCTCTTTCTGGTTTCGGTTTAAGGGAACCTCTAATTGTTAATAATGGATATAACGGTTATTCCTTCTTTAAATATAATAAAGACAATCACAGAAGTGCATATGTAAACAATTTAATTGACTGGGAAAACGAATATAATTCTATTTCATACGAAGTTTCTTCTATTAATGATTGGTATGGTGAATATGGATTAATCGAAAAATGGTTTGATTATGAAATACACAAAGGCCTTGGATTTATCTAAGTTATCCACTAAATAGTTTTATGTCCGAAACAATACGTAGATTTGCAAATCCTGATTCTAATAACAATCAGGCTGGTTCTAAAAAATACTATTCCAATATTCCACAGGTGAATAATTCTCTACCTGTGGATTTTAATAAACCGCTGGCATTTTCTGAGTGGTTAAAATATCAAATAGGCATTGACCCCAACAATCAATATCAAATCTACTTACAATATATAATTAAATGGTATGCAAATAGTGTAGATTCTGATACAACATCAGACACCATACAAAAAAGTTATCTATCTGTTCTCGAATCTCTTGCTCTTGTGTTTAGAGATGAAATTAAAGATGAATGGGTAAGGGAATTAAATTTTAATGAAGATATCGATGTACAGGATGCGATTGAATTTTACTCACGCAAGTTAAAAGAAATTGCTTTGTATTATATAAACAAAAGAAATGAAGCTCAAAACGCAAAACTGAAATATAATCTTTCTGGTTCTGAAAAAGCTATTACTGAACTTATTTCTGATTATATTTTAAAAGCATTTACACAACGCGAACATGTGCTTAATATACCATCTCAAGAAATATATAATCAATTACCTCAACTTTCCGCTGTTAATAATAAATCTAAAGTTTCAATTGAATATTTTTTCGATAAGACCAACTACTTTGATAAATCTCCAACAGCACCTGTAAGTGCATATTTCGATACATCTTCTGCAATAGAATTTTTATCTAGTAATAATATAACAATAACCCCAGATGTTCTTTATTCTTCAGGTATTTTCGACAATCAATACGCATCTGACCCAATTACATTTTCAAATGATTTAAGCTCCAGAGCAAATTCTATTACAGATGTTCAGTTTTCTGAAATTATGTTGTCTTTGACAGAAAAGTACACGGGAGCAATAAAACACAGACTTGCAATTTACGAAACACTTAACAATGTCATTACTTCTGAATATACACTTGAAGAAGGTAACAATTGGTTTTATTGGCCATCTGGTGAATATGTTTTTGAACAGGACAATTTAGAAGTTACCCCTATTCCTCTAAAAAATACTAATTTAATTTTACAAGGGGCAACTGCATCAGAAGATTATAAAAACGCTGATAAAATTTTTGTTTCTGTATCGGATGACACAACCAAAGCAGCTTGGTTAAAATTTACACCGTCAACAACAGAAAATAAAACAATTTCGGCTATTATATACCCTAAAGAAACTTTAATATTTAAATTTCCTTACCCAGGATACGGTGCAGCAGCCAAGACTTTGGACTGGACAGGGCCTGAGTTTTCAAATTTCAATACACTTTATAATTTTGTAGATGATGAAACAAAAAAAGAAATTGAAAATGCATATTTTACTAATACGACAGAATTTACGTCAATTAGTGTATCACCAGTTAATATAAATGAATCAACTCTTGCGTACTCTGGACTTACACCCTCTAATAAATATAGTACATCAAGTAAAATAACACGTCGAAACACTGATAATCTTAATAAAATAAACGACAATGTGCCTGATTCTGTATTTACATCTACCCTTGAACATTCGTGGTTATATGACTTGCAAAAAACAAATTTACCCCTTTCAATAGGACAAACCAACGTTATATGGCCATATAAAATAATTAACAATGACACACTAAGTTTTTCTGTTTGTTCAGATGCATGTCTTCCTGTTAATATTTCAGATATACACCCACTAAGTGGTCTTAGTGGATCGACTGCCGGAAGAGGATTGTATGACAGTGACGTGTTATACAAACTAAACAATGTTAACGGATTTGCTAGAGAGTGTGCATTTTTGTCAGGGCCTGAATTATCTGCATCTAATTTAGTTTCTACTAAATTTACTGAAGGTATAGACGGTGTTCTACAACCAGGACTTCACACTAAATGTTCTCCAGGTGTTTATACAACATTTCTGTGGTGTGGTGATGATGAATTAAGCTTATCCGCCACAAATATAAAATATCATGAAATACCCAAGGATAGTGAATTTTATAAAACTAAACACAAATCTATATATGACCAGCGAACTAAAACTCTTGAGCAAATAGAGACAGAATCAAACATTTCTACAGGAAGAATTTTTGATGACTTTGGTACAGGTCCTGGAGTGGGTGACTGGAAAACAGATTCAAGCAGGTCTGTTTTATACAGCCCAATAGGGCATTCAGGAAATACATATGATGATTATGATAATATGTCAGATATTATATTTGCGGACTGGGATTTTCCTAATAATTTTTCTCTGCAGAGCTGGAGAGACGATCAAGGTAGGAATTATAAAACATCTCCAGATTTTGCTTGGTTTAAATTGAACAATAATGATTTATTTGCTGATGTTGGATGGGGTCTTGGTGAATGGGTAAACTATGATGGTTCTAACGGATTTAAGTTAAAACAAGGAATTCAATACAAATATTTGAGAGCTAATCTGAGAAGAAGTGATGATGAGATTGATTCAAATGCAGTGCCTTATATGATTATCAGAGAATCATTCAATCTTCCAGTATCTACATTCGAATGGAAATATGCACAGCTTCAAGATGACTCAACCTGGCTTGCTACAACATCATCTTCTGAAATAATAGTGAACCCTGGAGATGTTCTGCTATATGACCATAATGATGTTACTACATATTGTGTGAGCACTGTTGATACAAGAGGTTTCCGTCAGCAAGATATTCAGAGCATTTCTTCTTCAGGTGATACATCATATTGGATTGATGTTGTTGCTGCTCCTGTGGGCTCAACACTAGTTGCTAACTGGCCATCCACATATTACAATTCTGCATCTGCCCTTCCTTCTTTAATTGAACTCGACACTATTACATGGATTCTTTCAACCGAAACAAATGTTAAAACATGGGAAAATATCCCTGCAGGGGTGCCTATATCATTTACTCTGGCGAACTCTGGTATTTATGTACTAAGTGCGGCTGCAGTCTTATTAGATTCCACTCCTTATTACAATGAAAATATCTATTTCGAAATAACATCGTTTCAAGATACGTTTGTGTATACACCAACAGGTTCTCTTGAGTATGATACTATTTCATATCCTAACTTAACCGTAGATGCCGCTATCCAATTACACGGATGGGACATAGAAAACAGCACAACTACTTTATCTAATTCTAATCACGCAAAACCTATTTGGGTAAAGGCTTATGATGGTAATGATAATACAACCCGCAATAAAGGTGTTTCAATATATGGAACTAATTTAGGTTTTAGTGATGAATACGTACCTCGCGTTCAACCAGATATTGACTCTTGGAATTTAAAGGAAAACACACTTCTCGAAATCAAACATCTTGGTAATTCCGTAGTTGAATGGTATCAACCTGTTGAAATTCTAAATTCAAACAACGAAGTTGAATGGAAGGAATTACAATTTGATGACATAGATTCACCTTTACAAGATTTTTCAGAGCACGATTTATCATACTTGCAAATTTCTGCTACTGATAAAACTTCTGATATTGTTCTCTCTCCTTACACGGATAAATGCAAAGGTGAAGTATTTATTAACTATTTTGCACAAAACCAGTTTACATGGACACAAGAGTTATCTACATACTATACAGGAACTGTTACTATAGTAAATAGTTCTTTAGATACAACTCCAATTTCTCCATATGCATATTTGACAAATCGCCATTATCCAACTATGGCAATATTGCCAGATTTCTCTAACATAATTAGTGAAAAGAATGTTGGTTTATTTATACCGCAAAATCTAGGGCTGGGTAAATTTTTCACAAATAACCATACTCTGACACTGTCTTCAAAAGAATCTATTTCTGGCATTTATCTCGATATAGATAAATTTGAATCAGACTATGGTTTTACACAAGAATATAATGACAGTGCCGTTAGTTATATAGAATATGACGCACAGTGGATGAAAAAAGGGATAACAACATTTGCGAGGTCTGGAGAAATTTCAAATCCATCCAGATATCAGAAATTTGTGCCTTATGTTAATTCAGCAGAATACAAATCATTTGATTATAATACAATCAACAATAAAACAGACCCCTGGGATGATTATTTGGATAAAAATTGGAGAGATATAGATAATTTTCCCCTAGACTTCAGAGGTCAGGAAAAAATTGCAACCTGGTATTCAGAGAATATTTCACCATCCGGTCAAGTATATCAATTCTATGATGATATATATGGCAATAAATACTATTTATTCAAAAATATTGAAAACGTGGATTTATACACACAGAAGTCATTGAATGGTTCACTCTGGGTAAAAACTATCGATGGTAAATTTGGCACAGCTTCGAAAATGTTATCTGGTGTTGTAGATAACTACATTACATCTTCATACGCCCATGAAATAACCTCTGGACAAATTAGAGATATATATTGCTATTCTGACGTACTCACTATTATATTGCAGAATAATGTATTAATGGAAAGAATAAAATTTGATTATGATTCTGGTCTGCCATATAGCATTGCAGATGATAGTAGAATAATTGAGACATCTGGTTTTGGGGATATATACTATAATACCACAGACAACTGTCAATATATAGTGATGAATAATATCAACACCGGATTTGAAATACAAAGATTAGATATTAATGATTTTAATTTACGCAAAGTCTTCCCTACGTATAAATCAAATAATGTTTCTTTACTCTCTTCTCTTTCTGCTTTACCTGATGTTGAGTTTGATTTACCACTTATAGACCACAATAAATATACTGGTAAATATAATGTATCTTTTTTTGCTAATGCATCCTCTGGACAACATTTAGTAAGTGTAAATCTTAATGAAAAACAAGACCATTTTGATGTTTCGTCGGTAGATATTGTTTATCCCACCTCATAAGTATTGATAAGATGGTCTTAAAATTACGCAATATTCAAACTACTACGGTAGACACAAATACATTTTCAGATGTTGAATTATCTGCATCTTATTATAATGACCTCGCATCTTGGTATAATATATCTGCAAACAATATTAACAATCTCGGTTATGAACCTAGCTTAGAATACCCGTTTCATTTAACAAGCAACGTATTATCTGGTATATCTCCATTTGCTAATTTTAAATTTATTCCAGTTGTTGGAAATGATGTTACGGAAGTATGTATGACAATTGAAGACGATTGGGTAGACAATCAAGTAACGACATGTTTATCTATACCTTCCATAAGCAATAAAACATACACCGAGAACATAACAGCAACTGTTGTAAACAATATAGAAGGAGTTTTCTCTGCAGGATATAACACACTTATTTTAAAAGATGAAGATGTATTTTATAAAGAGTTTAATATTGTTTGGGATTCTTCTCTAAACCCCACATGGGGCATTTACAATAATTTTATTTCTCAGCCACTCTATGGTGTTTCAATAGATTTCGTGATTGATAATAACACATTATATGCTGTTTATGATTTTTCATCTTCTACTACATTAGGCCAACCTTTTAATAATAAATGGGACATTAAATCATATGGTATAGGGGACACTTTTCCTGAAGAAACACCCAATAAATTCGCTACAGATATAATAAACAGCGAAGGTGTTATTTCTGGCAAAACAACAGTGGCCAGTATTCCAGTTTCCGCTTTGGGTTTATTTACAACAGTTTCTCTTTCATCAGAACTAGGTGTAGACAGATACAACACAATTCACACAGTCAGCAATTCAGGTGAGTTTAAGTATACATATAATGAAATTTCTACAAATACAAACGCTCCTATCTTATCTGGCGAAATAGTGGGAGATACGTATAATTTTACAGTTAGTTGTGATTTACCGTGTCTTTATAAAGCTTATACTTTTACTAAAGACTCTTTTAAGAAACACAATTTAAGTAAAATTGAAATTGAAAATTTATATCCTCCAACAGATATTTTACAATCAACAATAGATTCTTTTAATCAATATGGAGCTCAATGGTATACCATTATATCCAGCGGAGACAATGTAGAATTAAACAGGATAGTTGGAATCTGGGACACAAATTCTGATGAGGTTACATACACAAGCATACAGTCGGAAAAGACAAATAACTTCAACGCAAATTATATTTTAGCACATCTTAAAAACGATAATATTGGTATAAAATTTACAGAAGGTAACACATATTGGAACATCGATGGTTTTCGCTTTGATTTTAATAATGCAAGCCCTTCTGATGTCTTCTCCTTTAAAGGATATGAATTAATATCTTCAACACAAACCATAATTGATAGAATAGGCATTAACGACACAAATGCGGTTGTGTGGGATTTAAAAGCAAATACTTTTCTTAATGATAATGTACAGAAAACTCAAATAGCGACAATATGGCCTAATAACAACGTTTCATATAATTATACAAATATTATTAATAACAAAGAAAATAATATTGAACAGTTATTTACTCCAACTATAAGTTCAGACGGACAATATATCTATCTATTAGGCAACGCAGAGTATAACTATTCATTGGAGGGATATCGTACATCTGTAAATAATCTTAGCTCCTTTACACGAAATGTTGATGATATAGTTATAGAAAATGGTGACGGTTATCTTCTAAATTCAAGCCCATATACAAACAATTTATGGACGGTTTATGCAAGCGGTGAAGAAGGACAATTCCTGGCAGAGATAACAAGTAATAAAACAAATAGCCAATTTAAAATTCTTACTAACAATTTTCCTACAACCTCTGTCGAATTTGATGTACAGTCCATTGGGCCAAATTATGAATTATATATTACAAATCCAACATCAACATTTTGGAACATAACGGGGTATAGAATTGACGACAGGGCAGCAGCATTAAATACCCTCCAATCCTTCGGTTCTGTTGAATTGGAAGAAATAAACACATATAGCAACTCAGCTGAAAATTTACCAGATAGACGGTTTTTAATTACAGCTGAAAAGGAAGACGGGATATACCACACACAACTTATTGATTATATTTGGTCTCCTTATTTCGGATATGTCAACGATACTACTAATTATATCAATTCCACAAATACTTCTACTACGTCCCTCTGTGAGTATAGAACAAACACAAATGTTATTCCATATGAAACATTCAATGATGGAATATTAAGCATTGGACTTTCATCAACGCAATATAGTTGGGATTTGTCGTATATAGATGTTACAAAAGAACTTGCGAAAATCTCAACTAATATAAACAAAGCTTCAATAATTGATGAAGATTATTTGTTTGATTACACCTTTTCTCATCCTGGATTATTTTCTGCTAGTTTATCTTCGTCAAATGAATCTATTGCATATGAAAATTTAATTACAGTTGAGGACATTGCACCACAAATCATGTTGCACTTTTCTACATCTGCCACAACAACCATTGAAGGTGAATTTTCTGCGGCACCTTCAGAAGACTTTTTATCTTACTACGATACATCTTATACAAATCCCATTTCTGCACCGTCCAATCAACTTTATTTTACCTTTGCTAATACTAAACCAGGGTCTTTTCCTATTTTTGATATATCTATTGATTGGAACGATGGTTCGGGTATTACAAGTGTTACAAGAGAAGGTGTTGCAAATATAGGAAATAATACTCGTATATTTGAACTGTCTACATTATTTCAAACAAATATAGATGATGTAAGAAGATATTATTTTTGGCATGAATTTCCTTCTTCAGATGAAACTTTTATTGTATCTGTTTCTGCTCGCAATCTTGACACATTGAACACTTCAACCGAAACGTTTATTATCACAGGGTTTCAAGGCATTACAGAACCTGTTGGTGTAAATAAGAGATTAATTAAATCTAATTTGCGGTCGGATAATAGCATGATATATAATATTCAAACCGACGATGTATTAAATACAAATCGTCCAGTTGGATATATTGAATATGATTTATCAGAACCTTATGCAGATATTTTCTCTTGTTCTGTAAGTAGTATTTTAATTGAAGCTCTTGAATATGTAGATGATGATTTAAGAATCAGAATTAATGATTCTGTTATTTCAGACACACAATACAACATAGCATGGTACTCTGGTTTTGATTATGTTTCAAGTAAAGACGTTGATTTTAGTCAACCAGATAATTTTAGAAAAATTTTACTTACTTCTAATATATTATCAGGTGCGGGACCAGGCGATGTGGTATATATAGACACCTTTGACGGATGGGCAGGAGCAACAATTCTTGTCCCTTGGCAGGCTACCATAACATATAATACAGGTGCCGTGTATATGTTATCAGGAGGTATGAGTTATACAGGAAGTTCTTCAACTTCTTCAACTTCTGCAATACCTAACTACTATACAACCGGGCCATATTTATTTGATTACTATGAAAATGGTAATTTTATTATTCCTTCTTGCAGTGAATATTCTTCCACATTACCCGGAGATTCTGTCACGCCAGATTTATCATCTCTTCCTAACCCCCCGTTAGCACCTACAGTTTGTCCTTGTACGATTGCAAACCCTACTGGGTGGCCCTGTGGTGGTCTTACTGAGACATATACTATAACGCAATGGGAGTACTCATATGTAAGTGGTGCCAATACTCGCATATGGCGCTTAAAAACACCACATGTAGTTACAAGCACAGTTAAGTGTTTATACTCAGGAGCTACCTATGCCGATGTAGAGGTGTCTCTTGATAGTGGAGCTACATGGACAGATTCAACCAATGTTTATATAACAGTAAACCTTCACGCAATACTTGGATGGACAGTAATTGCTCAATTAGACCTTGTACCAAACTTTATTGAGGTGCACAAAACAACAGGATTAAATCCAATAGGTTCTTATAGTGAAAATGTAAGATACAACAGCGGTGTTACAGGACGTATGAATACAGCAAGTGTAACACAATAAAAAAATGAGTAATAAATACACATCAGTAATATACCTTTCTTCAGGAAACGATTATCTAAATTCGTCTCCGGCATCATCTATTGTGCCTTTACAGCTTAAAGATATTAATGATGACAATATTGTATTCAATCAAACAAGAACAACATTTAAGGATGGTTATTCGGTTTACCAGTCTGAAATGTTAAAAAACGCAAAGGATGTTAAATATAACCACGATTCTTTAATATGGTTAACTTCCTCTTTTGACCAAAACGAATTCCTAACTAAAAACGCCAGTTTAACTCTTCCTGTAGATTATCTAGATAAGTTAGGTTTTTTATATACAAAAATTGCTATTAAAGTAGGAACATCTACAAACCCTTCTTATATATCAAATATTAATAATACTCTTGCTCTTGCAGACTCTATAGATAATGTTACTCTTTTTAAATTAACAAAAACAGAAAGCAACACGCTTAAAATATCAGATAATAACTCATATTTAACAATAAACAAAAATAATTTAGAAATTACTTTTGAATCTGAATCATCAGACGAAAATAAAATACAAGAGTTTAAATACAAAATAGATAGAAATTCTATTTATTTTTACTTTCAACATGAGCTGGGTAAAAAGTTTATTGGTATAAAAAACGACCTGTCGTTTTACGCCAATGGTATCAATTCTTCAAGATATGATAATGTGTCAATTCTAACTAATAATAGTGTTTACAAAGAAAAGAACTGCGAGTTTATGTTGATCAATAGTTTATATTCCACTTATCAACTTGGCAATTTATATGAAAAAAATACGTCATGGGTTCATTATTATAAGGAACTTGCTGATAAAGAAAATCTACTCAATGTAGAAATTAACGAACCAAAATCTTTTCATAGTGTTCGAGTTAATAATCTAATTATTTCTCCATACGAATCTACAATAGATATTGCCTCAGAATCTATTAATATTAATCATCTTCCTCTAAAGAATATGATGACGCCTGAGCAGAATTATACTATTGAACCAAAGAGAAGAGAATATAATAAAATATTTACAGGTGATAAAGATGACACTGGCTATGAAAAAACAATTCTTTCATATGAAGCTGATACAAAATTACAAATACTAGATGTAAATAAAGATACATACTTTCATTATCCGTTCGAGGCCCCTCAAATTGCTCTTTCAGCATCTGGGTTAATTGAATCCGGTGCACTTGCTGGTAGCACACCATTTAACTCTGATAAAATATTCAAGAAAAATGCAAAATATGAAGACTTTATGTATTGGGGTGAAAGCAAACAAATATTTGGGTGTGATGATGGTGTTTGGCTTTGTGCGTGGCTATCAGGTAGCAACGGTTCTTCGTTTGAAGGTCTCGATAACTCAATTTGGATAGACAGGTGGTATGACCCCTCTAAACTAACAGAAGAAACCGCTCTATCATTGGGATATAATACATTTAATCTGGAAACCAAAACACCTGTATTTTTCGATGTGCCTAGTGAGTTAACATTTGACCCAGGTGCTTATTACTATTATCACCGCACTGGAAACGACGATATTAAAGTAATAACTGATACTTTTAATTTAGGCAATACAGCACTTAGACTTCAATTTAAAGATAATTGGGGCACCGATACTGAAGATTTATCACCATATGCAAACACTGGTAAAATTGACAATTTTAATAGCGAAGATATTATTGATGTCGGGCCTGCATATGGTTCATTAAACCAAAAATCTATTTTATTGTCTGACGATAATTATATTTCAGTACCACAATCAGATTCGTTGGATTTGTCTGGCTCATTTACTCTTGCTACTTGGATTTATTCTAACAACTGGAAAAATAACCCAGGTAGCGATATAATATCAACCAATTTTAGAAGTGGTGCTAAAATTAATTATTCAAACAATTTCTTCACACCTATCGTGGGTATTATTGAAGATACTTATGCACATGTTGTTCAACATACACAGTGCAATCCAAATTCAGATACTAAAATAACATATATACAAGATGATTTAACAACGGGTGAATTTGGTATAAGAACACCGTTTGACTGGACATGGTTTGGTACAAGCACAGAAGGTGCGAATCCAATTACGTGGCAGCAATTATTAGATATAGACCCCGATAATAGATACACATTTGCTTATAGCACTACTGCTACCACACTATAAATATTTTAAAGGAAAATAATATGACAACTTACTTACAATGCATTAGTGCAATCGATGAAACAGAAAGAATTGGGGATTCTTTAGATAAAATAAATGGAAATTTTTTATGTTTAGATTCTGCAGTTGAATCTCTTAGCGGAAGTGTAGATATACAAATCAACAATTTACAAACACAGGTAACAACACTATCTGGTGATTTTAATAATCTTTCTACGTTTGTATCCACGAATAGTTCAAAATGGCTTTCGGTGATATCTGTTTTTAACGCATATCAGGAGTTTTCCGGAATTAATATGTCAAAGAATGGATATGATATTAAGTTTACTACAGGTGAACAAATCATGACTTCTGCGCCAGCGACATACGATTCAGGAACAGGAATGGTAACCATCCTCGAAGATGGCTGGTATGAGCTTCATGGGAGTGTTAGATTTGGACTTGGAAGTTATGCCAACCAAAATAATAATCTTACATGGGACGTGCGTTTACGTAAAAATGGTTTCGATGCTTCAATGGGATATTCTTCTATTCAAGATCATACCTCTTCGGGTGGTGGAGATACATTTGTTACTGTTAAAGCAAATGCAGGTGATACATTTAACCTCGTATTTTTTCACGAAATCAATTCAACATTTCCTTTAATCTATGGTGCTTTAAGTATTAAAAAAATTGCTGACTTTTAATGAGTAATATAAATGGAAATATAGTAGCATCTATAGTAAATGATGATTTATATACATTTGCTTTAGATACTAATTTATCTTACCTCCAGAAAATAGAATATTCTGGAGAGATAGTTGATTCTCTTAGTTTAAAAGAGGAATCGACATTCTCTGTAAAAAATAAATTCGGCAATTATTCTCTTGCGCTTGATGCAAATGAAATGATTAGAGTGTATGATATTGCGTATTATTGGCTATATAAAATAAATCCAGAAAATTTAGAAATTAGTGAAAGACTTCAAATACAATCAGGCCGAGGGCAAAACTTTACAATCGACCTACATAATAATATCATCATAGGCAATTGGGAGTCAGTAGCAGTCGATGAATATAATAGGATTTATACAATCGAGCAAGCAGATACATTTCCTGATGTTTCATTCTCGACATATCCAAACAATGTATATAGATATGACCTTTCAAATGTTTCATCATCAGATTCGGTTATATATTTAAACGACTATCAAAAACAAGATATAGTAGTTGTAAATGAATTCTATGAAGACATCACATTTAATATATTTTATAAGAATTCACAAAATTTTCAATTACTATCTAAACCATTCAATCCCCAAACATTGGTTATCACAAAGGATAACTATTTATGCGTAGGAAACGATACAGCAGAAATTCTTAAATTAAAAATATTCTCAGACTATATTTTATATAAAAACACATACAATATTTTCAACCCACAAATTTGTACTGGAAAAAACTTTGAAGATATTTCAAGCATAAACGGGTTAGAAGAATATGTAGACACACCTCTTTGGAGTGAACTTTCTGCGACCAATTTAAACACAATTCAATTTGCTGCAACATATGAACAAAGCAGTGAAAAGGAACAAGATGATTTTTTCTGGATTATTGATTCGAATAATAAAATTTTAAATAAGACAGATTCGTCTTTTGAAAGAGTTGCTTGTTTTTTCTTACCTGATTCACTTGACCCTATTAATACATCAGATGAAGACTTTATGTCTTATAGTTTTACCAAACCTCCGATTACAGCTTATGACTGGCATAGGAAGTATACATGGATTAATGGTGGAAAATTGGATAATAACTTCTCAGCTTCTGTATATACTCTTTCTGGTAATAATATATCAAAAAATACCCTATCTTCTTCTACTCCGCTTTATGACAAACAATGGTATCATATTGCTCTTACATACGATAAGCCTTCAGGCGTGTTGAAAATGTATTTAGACAACATATTAGTGAGTGAAAAAGTAATTGATGCAAATCAGGACGTATATAACTTTTTTGACAACGGGGTTGTAATAGGTGCAACACAACTAAAAACAGGTACAATAAACTCTGAATTGAACTGCAATATGTATAGTTTTAATGGGCAAATTTATGATACAAGAATATATGATTATGAGTTAACACAAAGCAAATTAGCAAATATCATTCTTGAATCTATAAAAATTGAACCAATTGAATGGAATATTCAAGTCAACAAGAGACAGTATATGGAGCAAATTGAGAGGTTCTTTATGAATAGAGTACCAGGCAATGCTAGCCAATTTTATAAGATTAAATTATCAGGATTTGATATTACAGACCAATCTATTAAAAACACGATTGAGGAGATTGTTAAACAAAACATCGAGCGCATCTCTCCTGCTTATACAACTTTATATGGGATTGAGTGGGAATAATGTCACAATTACATTTATATAACGCGACACCTTATATTCCTGCTGGTCAGGAGGTAACATTTAATCTTTACATGTCTGCAGTGAACAAGACAATTACAGAAAAGGAATGGATTTATTTTAATGACTCATCTCCTTTAACAGCTACTCAGGTTTTTAGTACTAATTATGGTCCTGTTTCTACTGATTCTGTTTATTTAGAAGTTTCATATAGTAATGATATATATGGTACGATATCTCTGTTGATGTCTTCAGTGGGAAGTTCTTATTTAGAAGGTGTTCCAAGTATAGTTCTTACCGACCCAACTGCAGTGTTCACCCCAGCCCCTTCAGCTTATTTGGAAGATAGTGGCAGAGTAACACTTGTAACTTTGGGTGATGTATATTCTTCTGCATATGATAGTGGCATTACTAGAATCGCAATTTCCGAAGGATATATAGTCCCAGACTATTTTACGAATAACTTCAAAGCCGATGATGTTACAATTGACTATGGAGACGGAAACGTTGTTTTATTCACATATTACGGTGGTCCTGCTGATACATTTACACATACGTTCTCTTCCACAGGTATTTTTGATTTACATGCAAGTGTTTCAACATCAACGGAAACAATTACACAAGATTTTTCTGCATATATTAACATCATCAATGATGTTTCGTATGCCTCTGAAAATGTTATTAGAACTGGTTATAACGATAATATTAACTTACCCAACCCTATTTGTAATATCCCAGTTAATGAATTTGTCTCTCACGAACCCATTAATCAAATTTTCAAGAAACTTTGGGATAATTTTATTTATTTGCAAGATATATCAAAATTATATCAAACAGCCCCACAAGATTATATAGGTTGGGGTCATTTAACCTCCACAAAAGATATTAATTGGCACACAAATACATTTTCAGCAAGTACAATTCCCATTTCTTACGAGTTACCCAATATTACACATATAATTGCGAATAAGGATAAGGGAACATTTATATCTCTCACTGACAGAGTTAGAGAATATAGTCACACGCTTGACACTACTGATGTTTTATACAATACAATATCTCCAAGTGGCGTCGCCTCCACAATTTCAATCAAATCTTTCGATGTTGCAAAAAACGGGAATATCTACATTCTTGACGCAAGAAAATTATTAATATATGTTTATAAATTCAACACATCTTTGAATGATTATTTTCCAACTATTCAATGGGGTGGTCTCGGTGGGGTTGCAGGATTAACTAAATTTTACAAACCGAATGATATCTATATTAAAGATAACAATGTTTATGTTACAGACTCTGGAAATAATTGTATCAAGCGCTTTAGTTTGGGTGGACAATGGGGACATACATATCAAGATGAAGTTTTTTATGGGGGTGATATATTAAAAAACGCCCCTGTATCTTGTACTACAGATTTAAATAACGATATATATGTTTGCAATCAATCCACAATTGTTAAATTTAGTTATTCTGGAAAAAAACTCTGGGAAATTGACATCACCACAGAAGCAGATTCGACAAATATAGTTTCTATACGCAGTGCTTTAGGATTTATCTATGTTCTTACAGAGAATAAAATACTGAGGTATTTATCAAATGGTAAGTTCACTAATTCATTTGCAGACAAATCTTCAAAAATTGCTACATATAAATCTTTCCACATAAACGAAGATTATAATTTATATATTAATACAGGTGAAATAATTTTACATTATGTAGATTACCCAGTACTATTCAACGCTCTTGTAGATACTTCTTACATTCCGTTTGATGATATAAAAATTAAACCAGATGAATTTGTTACATCATTAACTTATAATAAAGCATTTCACAGATTGTATGATAATTTTAAATTTCTTTATCATTCAATTGAGAGCAAAATAATCAATAATTCTGATGGATCACTTTCAATTGAACCAATGTCAAGTTGTGATAGTCTTTCGCTTGGTGGACTTCCCATAAGCAAAGACGAAATTTATATAGGACTAAATGAAATTGTCACACCAGAAGTAATGAATAGATGCATTGATAAGTTATTAACAATACAACAGTTTCTGCTTGATATTCTTATGAATAAGTATTCAAGGTGCATTACGGGGTCGGTTGAAAGTTTTGAAAACAATAACTAAAAATTCATTTAGTTCATAAGTATTTCCACCAACAATGGTGCGCTTATACAGTATAAGTGAACTCAATTTGAGTTACCTGAGGAAAAATATATGTCCAATCAATTCCATTCTAAATACCACCGACACAACCACCACACAAATCCCACAATAGGTGAGAGAGATTCAGCAACAGACCCAATAGCATCACCTTCAGATCCTTTTCAAGGTGACTTTATAATTAACGGTGGACTAAGTGCAACATCTTTAACCGCGGTAGACATATTTACCACAGATATATTCACAACTAGTATTTCAGCTACAGAGATACATGCAATATCTTCTTATACTCATTACCAAGACATTTTAGTTTCTGAACTATCGGGATTTAACGTCACCGGGGATGTAACTATTGAAGGCAGCGTTAGTATGACTGGATGCTTGTCTACTGATTGTATCAGACCAGCATCTACATTAACTACACCCATTTTAGTTCATTCTAACTTAGATATGATGGGCTATAGTATTTCAGGGATCGGGAACAATAGTTTAACGTTTGAATCCGGTTTGAAGATTTCAAGTGATGAACGGGCCAGATTTAGAGCGCCTACTGCATATTCTACTGCTTTTGGAACAGCATCAGCTTATGGTTTGCTTTCGTTTGCGGAAGGGTCTGCAGCAATCGCCATCGGTGTTTCTAGC